ATTTATTGAAAATTAAAAAAATAAAAAAGAAGTTAACCATATTGATGGCATTAAAAATAATAATAATGTTACTAACCTCGAATGGTGTACTGCTAGTGAAAATAGAAAACACGCTTGGGATATTGGATTAAGATAATAATAAAATATAGAACTATGAAAAAGCCAGAGGAATTAACGGAAGAGCAAATAAAACATATTGAATATATAGTAACGCTTAAAAGGATAAGTGGTGCTGATGTTAATTTAATGTATAAAGTATATAGGGATATTTACCAAGATAAAGGATTCTTATGTAATAGATGTTCTAGAGTAGTAAGAAACGTGTGGGAAAAAGTAAAACAATATTATCAAACATATTTAAAATGAGAGTATTTACGATAATAGCAGGTGGATTATTTATATTATTAGAACTAATTGTATTATACAAAATAATAACACTTTAATTTAAATTAAGATATGAGAAAAAAGATTGCCAAGATAATAGGTAAAATTATAACTATAATTATTATAACTGCTGCAGTACCTTTAGTATTACCTATAGGTACAATTATGGCTTACTTCAAAGAAGTGGGTAATATAATAAAAAAATGATATGCCTAAAACGGATGATAAAATATTACTTAAATGGGGATTAAATTCTTTAAGTCAAAAACATAAGTATGAAAGATTTGCACTAGAATACTTAAAGACTGGTAATGCTACAAAAGCATATAAGAAGGTATACCCAAATAATAAAACATCAGCTAGGAAATATGGGTTTCTTACTTTAAGGCATCCATATGTTGTGCATTTCATACAAAAGAAGAATAAGCAGTTAGAAGAGAAAATGGACAAAGAAATTATTATGAACAGAAAAAGAATACTTAAGGAATTAGAGGATATTCTAAAAGCTACTAAAGATAGTAAGAAATATGCTCAAGCTTTAAAAGCATTAGACCAATTAGCAAGAGTAGTTGGTGCATACGCTCCTGAAAAAGTAGAAGTTGATGAGAATAAGGTAATTACCATAAATTACATTAAACCAGAAGATGACCAAGAAGATGGAAAGTGAATTAATTAAATTATCCTTAGTTATAATATTAGGGGTAATAATTTATTTTAAATTAAAATATGGAAGTTAATTTTAGACCATTTAAAAAACAGGATGAGTTATTTGAAGCATTCGATGATGAAACAACCACAGAACTATTATATGGTGGTTCAGTAGGTGCAGGAAAAACATATATCATATCAGCTTTAATGACAATTAAATGTCTTCAATACGAAGGCATAAGAATAGGTTTATGTCGTAATGAATTGACCACACTTAAAAAAACTACAGTAGTTACACTTATCAATGAAGTATTCCCAGATTTTGGGTTAATTGTAAATGAGCATTATAAGTATAATAGTATCGAGGGTAAAATAACCTTTTACAATGGATCTGAGATAATTTTACAAGAATTAAGACATATACCATCAGATGAGAACTATACACGTCTTGGAGGGCTTCTATTAACGTTTGCAGTTATTGATGAAGCTGGAGAAACAAATGAAAGGGGAAAACAAATACTCCAATCTCGTATAGGTAGATGGAGAAATAATACAACGGGGATAAAACCAATATTATTAATGACTTGTAACCCATCAAGAAATTTCTTATATGAAGATTTTTATATAGCTGAGAAATCAAAACAAATGCCCAAGTGGAGAAAGTTTATTAAAGCCGGACCATATGACAACCCACATTTAGCTGAATCATATATAGAAAACCTTAGAAGAACTCTTAACCCATCAGAAGTAAAAAGATTATTATATGGGGAATGGGAAGTAGAGGATGATCCTAATTCATTAGTTACTTATGAAGATATAAATGAGATGTATGAGTTATCAACATTCAATGATGAAGATATGACAAGATATATCTCAGCGGATATCGCATTCAAGAATGATGGATGTATATTATTTGTTTGGGAAGGTATGAAAGTAATAGATATAGTTAAATTAAAAAAAGATGATAATGTATTGGATGCTATTAAAGATACAGCAATTAAATATGATGTACAGACCAGAAATATCTCATATGATAGCGATGGTGTTGGTCAATACATTAAACAGTATTTAAAGAGCGCTAGAGCTATTATAAACAATGGACAACCATATAAGAAGGAAAACTATAAAAACCTTAAGACACAGCTTTATTATAAATTAGGTGAATTAATTAGAGATGGTAAAATAAAAGTAACCACTACCAAATATAAGAAAGACTTGGAAAATGAATTAATGGTAATTAAACGAAAAGAGAGACTTAGTTTAGATAGTAAAATGGAAATTAATTCAAAGCAAGAACAAAAACAAATACTAGGTCACTCACCTGACTTTGCTGATGCAATAGCTTATAGAATGGTATTTGAATATAAAAGTAATAATGGGTTTAGAGTGATATGAAAATAAATTTACCAAATTCGTGGGAAGGTGTAACTCTAGAGGAGTTTATTAAAATATCTAATTTAATTTACATAGATGAATTAAGTTATATTATAGATATAATTAATGTTTTTAACGATGGAATATCTATCGAGGAAATAAGCAAGTGGTCAGATGAAACTTTATCTTCAATTGGATCTAATCTATCCTTTCTTAAGGATGAAATAAAATACGATACTTTAAAATATATTAATTTAAATAATGATAAATATACCGTAATTAATTTAAATGATATGACCATCGGAGAATATATATCAATACAGACTCTTATAGATGATAAGCAATTAAATACGATAACAGCAATACCTTATATATTATCGATTATTCTAAGACAGGAGAATGAAGAATTTAATACAGATATAATATTTGAAAGAAAGGATCTATTCAATAAAGAACTTAGCATAATAGAAGCGATGGGATTGGTTATGAATTATAACAACTGGCACTCAATAATATTAGATAGTTATAGTGGGTTATTTACAAAGTCCAAGTCAGATGATGAGGATGATGGTGATAGCACTGATATAGGTGCACCACAGATGAATCCAAAATGGCGATGGTTTTCAATAATAGAAAGATTAGCCGATGGAGATATAAATAAATTTGATAGCATATATAAACAAAAATATATTAATTGTTTAAACCTATTAAGTTATTGGAAAGAAAGGAATGATTATGAAAATAGTGTAAGGAGAAGACAAGAGATGATGTCAAAACATAAGATATGAATCAGAACGAAAAAATAGAATTATCTGAAAGAAGAAGAGAGTTTAGGAAATTAGCTAAACGTATTGAAAAGATTATTAAAGATGAGATACGTAGACAAGACTTAATTCAAACAGGTAATATGTTAAGAAGCATTAAATGTAAAGTATCCGAAGGTTCTATGCAACAAATGGATGTTAATATTGATGCCATAGATTATTTTAAATATGTTAACGGAAATTTTAATGTAGTTAGAAATGCTTTTAATACAGCTGAATATCAAGCAGTATTAATAGATTTTAGAAGGTTCATTAATAAATACTATAGATAATAAATTATTATGAATATACAAACTGTAAACCAATTAATAACAGTATTTAAAGACGCTGCCAATAGACATTATCAAATTAATGGTTTTGGATATGGTGATAATTGGGAAGTAGGCGCTAGTGAAGCTAAAATGCATCCTGTATTATGGATCAATCCAGTATCAGCTACGATGGCTGAATCAGAAAATAATATAGGTTATAAAACATTTGAAATAGATTTTGAAATTAGAGTATTTGATTTAGTAAATAAAGATGAGTCTAATGAGGATGAAGTATTATCTGATAGTGTAGATATATTAAAAGATATTATAACTGAATTTAAAGGACATCCTTATTATACCAATAGTAAATTAAATATTGTAAATGATATTGAATTCGAACCATTTACTGAGGAATTCGATGAAGAGGTAACCGGATGGGTATGTGAGATTTCATTTAAAACACCATTAATTAATACTTGGTGTGGTCTACCAATGGCTGAGATAGAAGGCTTCTCGTTTCCTGACGTAGGTTGCGATGGCTATAATGCAGTATGTGATGCTAAATATGTAGAAGATGTTATAGGTGTATATCCAATTGAAGTAACTCAAGCTTCTGGTAATACTAAAATAATTTCAATTGATACAAGCTCTCTAACGGGAGATACATATGTAACTGGTGGTACATTTAATAATAGTACTAATAACTTAGAATTAACTAGAAATGATGGTGTTACAGTATTAACTGATTTAACAGCATTAAAAGACGATACAAATACATTCACTACAGGTAGTACACTTATAGGTAATACAGTATATTTCGATAGAAACGATAGTCTTAGTGCTTATACATTAGATTTAAGTTCTTTAGATGTTAACGATACATATTTAACTGGAGTTACTTGGGATAATAAAAGTACATTAACACATACATTAAACGATGGTAGTATTATTAATACCACTATAGATACGTTTAGTGGTTTAACAGTAACTGGTTCAATCAGTGCTACTACAATAAGTGGTGTTACATTTTACGGTGATGGTTCTAATTTAACTGGTATTGATTCTTCAAATATCTATAATACCGATGATTCATTAACAGGTAATAGAATACTTAATATGGGTCTTAATCAATCATTAAGTATCATAGGGTTAAATAGTGATTTTCTTGTTGGTAACACAGCAACATTAGCTTGTGAACAAATATCTTTACAATATCGAACACTTATATCAGATGAGTTTGTACAACACGCTAGTACAACACCAACTGCTGATGGATGTTTAATTAACGATAGTATTAGTTTCCATATTGATGGTGGTACATTAGCTGGTAGATATAAGGATAACTTAGGTGTTGTAACTGATTTAGCATTTCCTGCACCCGCAACTGA